TGTAAGGCTGGGCAAAACCACCCTCACAATAAAGTCTTGGAATGTAACCCTTACCGTCAAAAAACGAGTTCGAGTTATCCCAGCCAATCTGAAACTCTTGCTCATTCCCTTGTGGGTCAGCGCAAGTAACAGTTGTTAGTGCCTGTTCGGCGAACGCATTGGGCGTGTGCAATAGCATCGTGAACCCTACGATGAAAGCGACTAATGCCACTCTCAAAGGTTTATTCATTTAGCCTTTGCGATCCTTTGCAGTCTTACCAGCTGTGATTGCTTGATCCATTTCGGTTTGAGTTAATTTTCCATCATCAATTAAACCTTTAGCGGTTTCGCGCAGGACCACAACTAATGGCAACAAAGCCGCCATCAATGCACCCTTGATTGGCTCAATGCCTACACCAGCGGATAAACCAAAAGTTGCTAATCCCTCGTATGCAATAAGTGCAATCACTCGCACTGCAAATGTCTTGTATTTTTTCATGATGCCAAAATGTCTTTCGGATCGATGTCTGTGCCGGCACTCCATCGGATGTTGCTACGCATTTCAAAATGCAAATGAGGACCTGACGAATTGCCAGTAGATCCTGACTCACCAACGATCGATCCTTTTTTAACTACCTGACCAGGCTTGCAACGTACAGCGTTTAGGTGTGCGTAGATTACCCAGCCACCTGCGACCTTTTGTACGACCTGATTGCCGTAGGACTTGCCCCAGTTGGCGTTTTCGATCTTGCCGTCAGCTACTGCCAAAATTGGTGTGCCGGACGGTACTGCAAAGTCAACGCCTGTGTGATAACCCTTTGACCACATCTTGCCTGGCTTTTTGTAGGCGGTTGTAATCTTGCCGTTTTTAATTGGTAAGGCCATGATTGCCCTTTCGTGTCATGGCCCTGTATGTGTGTTTTAGTCTATCGGATTTGACTCTGGTGCAGGTTGATCAGTTTCTACTGCATCGCCTGTTGCGCCACAAAGCGAACATAAAACAGGGTTAACTGGGTCTACTAGATAAACGGGGTTTACATTGTTTTCGCAACCCTCAGTTGGGCAGGTAAAAATCCAAATCATGATTATTCCTTATGCTGCTTCGTAGACAAGATTATAAACAAAATCGTCGCTAGTAGCCCAAGTTGCTGGAACTGTTGCAGTAATTGTGCTTCGAGTTAAATAGGTACCACTTGCATTCAAAGCAAACATTGTGACCGTAGTAGTGCCTGACAAGTAGCCCCAAATTAGATTGGTGTTTACTCCGCCAGAAGTGGCGAAACCCGTAGTTGTTGCAATGACGTTAGTTTGATTAGCTGCAGCTGTTACCGGCAACGATATAATCATGTTTGTGCCTTTAGTGGTTGTACTTCCAACTGTAAATTTTGCTCTGACAAAAACTGTTTTACCTAATTGAGCATATGCAGCCGACCATGTGCCATTACCATTAAGCCAGCCACCTGAAAGTGTTGGGGCAAACGATTGCCACGCAAGTAAACCTTTACCTGTGCTTGTGTCAATGTCTGTTGCCAATGTCTGAATAGCTGTTGCGCCATCTTTTACATAATCGGTGCTAGTTGGGTAATCCCAACCATTGTTGGTTGTCGTGCCGGCCATTTATAAATCCTCCCATTGGATACTTGCATTATACGTTGCCCAGTCTTGAGTTGGTGGGACTTGATACCAAATAATTGATGAATATGTCTCGGAGTATGCCGAGCAAGTCAAAGCTAGTTCGGCTGTGTATCGGGTCAAGTTCCATGTGTAACCCTCGACAAAGCCATCAAAGGTTGTGCCAAATACTGCTGGCAATGCCGTTGTGCTAATGCGTAGGCCGTTATAAACCGCACACAAGGCATCTCGGGTTGCATCGCTAACGGTTGGCGAATGAAGTGGGATTGTCAGGGTTTCTGGGTATGTCCTTGGGTATGCCCTTGAAGCAATAAAATCAGCTGCTTGTGTTTCAGCATCTGCCAAATTATGCAAGACCGTATCCCGAGTGCCTGATAGTTGCCCATAAAGAATGATGGATTGCTCGTCACGCGCTTCGGCTGATCCAGCCCGATATGTGACTATGGCATCGTTTACGATCTCGCCCCATTGAGCCGCACTGCGTAGCCCTTGAGCAAGTAGATCATTGGCAGTAAGTTCAAGCGGTGTGGCAAGTGATCGCGCCAAGTAATCGTCATAGTGCAGATCACCATCGCCACCCTCCCACAAGACACCTCGCCCAGAATTGGCTGCAATGCTGGCAAGCGTATAGGCATCAGTTTCACCATCGCTGTACGCCATCAATTCATACTGACCGGGAGTGTCAATGTTGCTAACCAAGTTATCAACCAAGGCTTGACCTACTGCATCATAACTTGCCCAAGTTGTGTCATTTGGTACACCTGCCCAAGTAAGTGTTGGCGCAATATCATCCCATTCGGTCAAAAATGCTTCACTAAGGATGTTTAGAATTCGTGTGCCGTCAAACTCTTTGGCATAGTTAGCAGCTCCGACCAATCGGCGGTTGAGAGCTGCTAGAGGCCCAACGGCTGTAATGGAGTAGCGAGCAATCGAGCCATCTGACCCATAGGCATCAATGCTGATACGAATGTCTGAGATAGTTCCATAAAAAATTTCTTGTGTGCCTGTTGTGCCTTTATCAATGACTACTGACACCGACTGGCTCAAAGCCACATTCAATGGCTCACTAGCATCAGTCCACAGTTCTATGGATGCATAGCCAGGTTGTGGTTGCTCGGTAACGTCATAACGCCCGTTGGTGATGCTAATGGTGCTGATCGTGTTGTCTGCGTAGGTTGTAGTTCCAGCAAATGTCACTGTTGGATATGGGTCATAATCGGTCACAATGTTGCCCCAGCGAGGTTGATAGCACCTGTCCGACGTGATGAATCTTGAAGTAATCGCTCAATGCTTCGGCGAGCAGACTCACCATCTATGACACCATTCATGATTATAGTCACGCCTTGGCCAGATCCATTGTTTGGGCGAATAGATCCCGAGCCACTTGGCACAAACATTTCAGGGCCAAACTCGCCTACGCGATAAGGCTGACCACCCATAACAGGACCGCCAGCTGCTCTGGCTAACGGTGCATTTTCTGGGGCAAACTGGCCCTCGGCATAAACAAATTGGCCAACAAGACTGGCTCTAAACCTATCCCCAAGTGCAACTACCTTGCCATAGGCCCTTGTAATTGCGTTGATGCCATTGGCAACGGATTCCAAAGCATTGGCAAAAGTCTGCAAAGTGTTAGTAGACGCATCACCATCCTCGGTTATTGTTGTGAATAATTTGGCAAAAGCATCGGCAACTGCCTTAAGTGATCCGCCCAGGCTATTTGCGCCATTGCCTGAAAAGTCACCAGCTAGTTCTCTGGCGCGTGCGCTTAATCCCTCGGGATCATCGCCACTGAAACCCTTGGCTACTTGGTTTACGTTTTCTAGCAAAGTTTTCATTGTTGGCAGTAATGCCACACCGATTGACTCTTTGAGTTCGGCAGTGCGCTCGGTGACGATTGCTAACTGCCCTGCATAAGTTTCGGTGTTGGCCTTGGCTGCGCCGCCAAATAGTTTGACCAATTCACCCTGGACTAAGTTAAAGTCCCCAGATTTCTTAATCGCATCATTTAATGGAATGCCTAACTTTGTCAACGCCCCAATGTTTCCGTTGTAAGCCTTGCTAAGTGTTAGCGATACGGTTTCGAGATCTTTGCCAGTAGCTATGGAAATGTCCATCGCCAGGTTTGTGAGTTGCTGGGCTTTGCCAACATCGCCAGTGGCTCGGGCTAAGTTAGCCAGTGCCGGGCGCAACTTAGTATCGGCTACGCCAAAGGCCAACTGTTGCTTGTTGATGTAATCCTCGGTAGATGCGATTTGGGCATCAGTAGCGTTGGTCGTATTCTTTAGGGCAATAGCAAGTTGTTTTTGTGAGGCTTCATCCTCGACTGCGGCTTTGACTCCATCTATGCCGATCTTTACTGCGTAGGCGGCGGCAGCTGCGCCAGCGATTGCAAAAGATTTGGCCATTGCCTTAGAGTATTTGCCTACCTTGCTTGAAAAAGTTTTTGTGGCATTGTCTGCTTGACCCATGCCAGTAAGGAACTTTTGCACATCGGCGAGCAGTGAAAGTTTAAGAGTTCTAACGTCAGCCATTATGGTGTCCTCGCCCAATTGTCCATTACTTTATTTATTGCGGCAAACCATTTTCTCTTAATTTCTGGTTGCATTGCCTTTAGTGTTGGGAATATCCAATATCCGGTATTGCCACGACCCTCACGCGCTGTGCGTGGTGGGAATCTGTAACCACCATTGGGGAATGCATTAACGTTGCCAAAGGCATTGCGATCGCCTCCAAACTCATTGCCAAACAACAACTGGCCAGCATTTGCGCCACCTGACACGCGACCTTTGCCGCCCCCTACATAAACAGTTGGTACACGATCTCTCGCAGGTCTTACAGTTTCAGCCACGATACGCGCTTGTTTTGGATAGTAAGGGTGTGAAAAGCCAGCCTTTTGTATTCCTGTGGCAGTCCATGAGCTGATTGAGTAAACCTCGTTTTTAAGTTCAAACTGGGCTTCTCTATCCATCACATTTATTGCTTTAAGTAATCCGCGATAGTCAGCAAGGTCTGGCCTGACTGTGATTGTAGTTCTAGTTTCAGCCATGACCATTCCTCTCTAGTATCAGCGTTAGCGCTGTGTTAATGTCTGCGAGCGACCAGTTCATTAGATCGTTTAAGGGTATGCCGGTAGATGTTGCGATCCTGACTAGCGCATCCCTTAACTCTCTTTTGGGCTTTCCTCGACCACCTCAAAGGTTTCAAACTCATTGGTTACCCAGGCTTGCTGGTTTGGCATCTTTGTAGCCCCTTGGGCCTTAGCGGCCTTAAAAAGCATACAAGTAATGACATCCAATGAACCGTTGCTCATCTTTTCAGCTGCCTGGCTGACTGTGTAACCGAGTTCACGTTCGATCTCAATCCACAACCAAGCCGACTCATCGCTCACTATGTAGTTGTTGCCCTGTTTTGTCGTGATGTTGTATTGCATAATGTTTGCCCTGTTCTATTCGTTAGGCTCTTGCGACTGTTCCATCCTCAACAACAAAGCTGAGAGATGTAGTCAATACGTCAGTGGCCGCGCCACCGACGGTTGGAAATACTGGAAAAAGATTGCCAGTAAATGTGTCCCCATTAACATCGAAGCTAAATGCCAGCGATGTGTCAGGTGCAGAGTTAGCCGCATCCCAAAGCGCACTGATAATTCCAGCTGATGATGTGTCGTCTAGGTATAATTCCACGTTTAGTGTAGCGGTCTTATCTACGGTCTTGTAGGCGCGACCTGAAAGCACCTCTAGAACCTGTTGGTTGTTTTCGCGTTCCAGAGTAACGGTGGATGCTTGGTCAGCGTAAGACACCGAGTTAATGGTCAGGGTCAGATTCCGACCAGTTATGTATGTTGCTGGCATGACTTGCCTTTCTAGTTGGTTGTGACCATCTCTACGTTGAGTTGGCTGATAAGCATATCGGCGTTTCCGATTTGCGTAACTGTTGGTTGTGACCATCCACCAAGTAACGAGATGTTATTGGCTAGTAGGTCAGTCACTGAAAAGATTAAGGTTTCCAAGTTTGCCAAGGCCGCTTGGTTGTCGGCTGCATTAACGATGCAAGTGATGTCGAATCGCACATTGCAACGCGCACCGCCAATGGCTGACACTGTGATGTAAGGCGATCCCGGCACAAGCACAATGGCAGGTGGCGTGATGTTTTCATTTGGGTATGAATAAACTACGCGCCCGGCAGCTGCAAGAGTCGCGGCAAGGCTTGCTCGGTAAGTCGCTAGATTAGCCAAGGTAGCCTCGGGTATCTAAATGTTTGCCTAGCAGTCCTGACACGCGGGTAAGCATTGAACGGCCAAGGCGGTACGGTGCTGGGCTTTGAAAGTCCACACCTTGCTGGCCAAGTGTGCCAGTGCGTGTGATCCAGATGTCGCAGGCGACGGCCATAGCCGCTTCGCGTACTTCTGGGGTGGTGTCGTAAAGAGCTGCCTGGCTGGTTAGCACTGCTCGCCCATTAGGAATAACTAATCGCTTTGTGATGTCGGCGTTGGTTTCAGCTGCCTCGAAATATGTAACGCCATACTCATCAACGCCAACTACTGTCACAGTTTGCGATCCGTTAAATGGTGAGCCGCAACCAGTTACAGTCAAGGCTTGACCAACCACGAAAGTGTTGTCGTAGCAGTAAAAGCGAGCGACATTGCTAGTAAGTGATACGGCATTGATAGCCACATCGTCAAAAATTAAATAGGACAGAATTATGTTTTCGGCGCTGTCTGCTACCGCTTGGACAATAGGATCAGCATAGATGTCGCCGATACCCAAAACGCTTTTCAGTTCGCTTAGTGTAATCAGTGCCATTTTAATCTCCTATCGTGTAAGTGTGTGGGGGACACAGGGCCGCATCCCCCACACTTCTAACTAACTATGACTTAGGCAGTCATGTTAAAGCGGCGAACGCCACCGGCAACCAAAACGCCGACGGCCAAGTAACCGTAAAGCATTGTTTCGATTTCACCTGATGTGACCACATTTGTGGACATACGCAG